TTTCCCTATAACCTGACAGTGGGAGGTTCTCTTGACCTCGAAGGCACAGCAATCACCACCTTGCCCGATAACCTGACAGTGGGAGGTTCTCTTTACCTCGAAGGCACAGCAATCACCGATAAAAGTAAAGTAAATACTAATATCAATGAGGAATCTTTCTTTTCCTGGAGAAATAATAAATACATCAAGGCGGATGGTATTTTCTCAAAAGTTGTTTCGCACAAAAGAAATGTTTTCAAAATTCAGAAAATCGGATCTGACAAAGAAACTTATCTGGTAACTGATGGAAATGGTAAATTTTCGCATGGAGAAACAATTAAGGAAGCTAAAGAAGATTTGATTTTTAAAATATCGAACCGGGATAAATCAGATTATAAAGGGCTGACTTTGGAAAGCAAAATGAGTTTTGAAAAGGCTATTGAATGCTATCGGATCATCACAGGAGCATGTTCTTTTGGAACTAAAGACTTTGTATCAAACAGACTTGGAAAAAGACCTACTGAGTTCACAGTCGCTGAAATGATTAAAGTCACTAAGGGAGAATACGGAAATTCAACCTTTACAGAGTTTTTTCATTAATGGCTAAAACTATACTACTTGAAAAACAAAACGGTGAAATTAAAAATAAAGTAACCGTTCTTTCCACCCTTGAAAACATTTTTAAATTACTTCAAAATGGTGAGCATATTTTGAACATTAACAAAAAAGCGTCTAAACGCTCACTGAATCAAAATGCTTTGATGTGGATGTGGTTCGCCTGTATTGAAGATGAGACAGGTCAGGATAAACAAGATATTCATGACCATTATTGCAAACTGTTTTTAAAACGTGAAATTGAAGTTAATGGAGTTCGCGAAGTGGTAGTGTCCGGAACAAAGCATTTAAGTACTGTTTCAATGCACAATTTTATGAACAAAGTACAAGCTGATGCCGCAATCGAATTTGGTATCATTCTACCAATACCCAGTGATTTATGTTTCGAAGAATTTACAAATCAATATAATAATAAATAATTATGTCAGAAGAAAGTATCAGAAAAATCAAATCAGCGAAATTAGCTAAGGGTCGCACCCTTGAAGTAAATTACGTGAAAGTAGTCCATGTGGATGCTGGGAATGTAGAGAATAAAATATCTGAAAAGTGTGAGTATTTAGCTCATAACGATTTGATAGAAGCATTCAAAAAGTTGGACGCTCATTTAATCGCAGTGTGTGAAGAAAGTGGATTACCTGAAGACTTCAAAGTAGGTGGTTTTACTATCTGTGATGGAAATGAAGGTGAAGGGGTAATTATTTTAGGAAATCGAAAACTAAGTACAGGTAAGTTTCTAAATCTTACATCTCCCATGGTTGACTATTGTTCCGGGGATTATGAAGATGGCGAAATATTGGAAATGGATATTGCTGGATGCCTAAGTGAAATTCAATTGTATTTAGATGGTAAATGTGCTATCAAACAAATTGAGATTAATTTCAATGAAGATGACGAAAACACCGCCCCAATTATCGCAGACGGGACAGAACCTAAAAGGAAAGGCAGAAAGAAAAAAGCAACCGTCGAAATATTTGTAGATGGTGGAAGTCTTTCTGGATCGACTGAAGGATTTGAACAAAACTAATCAAAATCCGGTGTGAGAAATTGCACCGGAATAAAACAACAACAAATTATGACAACACCTCAAATTGAATTAATAGATTCTCGATTGATCGATGAAAGTCCAATGAACCCCCGAAAATTCTTTAATACGGAATCAGTCAGGGAGCTTTCAGAAAGTATCAGTAAACAAGGTTTATTACAGCCTATAACGGTAAGGATATACAAGGATAAGAAAATACTTCAACCCGCTTCTTTAGCAGGTAAAACATGTTACGAAATCATTTGCGGAGCTCGAAGATACAGAGCTTCGGTACTTGCAGGGCTTGAAACTATACCCTGTATAGTTCGTGAAATGACCGACGAAGAAGCATTTGATACGATGATTACCGAAAACCTTCAACGTAAGGACGTAGCACCAATGGACGAAGGTCGGGCTTTTTTTGAATTACATAAACGTGAAGTATCCTTTGAAGAATTAGCGGCTCGATTTGGTAAGTCGGTTCAGTTTATCAGGCTTAGAATAAAGCTGAATGAATTGGTTCCCGGACTGGTTGATTTACTTGAAAAGAAAGAACTTCAATTAACGCACGCCTTAGAGCTTTGTAAATTAGATCCAATTGAACAGTTGTCTATATTTGAAAAACATTACGGAGAAAATAAACAAAGTTGGGCCGATTGGTCAGATAGAAAAGTAACTGAAATCAAAAATAAATTACAAAGTTCATTCAGTAGCTTAGATGGTAATCAATTTGATCAAACGGATTGCGAAATGTGTCAATTTCGTTGCGGATCAAATTTACTATTTGAAGAGTATAAAGAAAATACCTGTTCAAATAATAATTGTTTTTCAGATAAAGTAATTAAATATCAAATTGAATTAGCACTACAATACAATCAACAGGGGTACAAGATGGCTTGTCGTGATTCTTACAACAATGAACAATCATTGTCTATTATTGAAGAATTGAAAAGCCTGGGTATTGAATTTTTAAACTGGGATGATATTAATGTAATTCATCTTTCTGAGGATATTGATAAAAAAGCAATTCAAGACAAGCAACTCGAATCAGGTGCTTTAAAAATGGCTTATTGTATTGGAGTATTCAGTTATAATGATGTCAGATGCATTGAAATAAAAGAAGGTGTAGTAAATAACGATTCAACTGAATCAAATGAAATTCCACTATTACAATCGAAAGATAAACGCAATTCAGAAATTAAGAAAGAAAAGATCATTGAAGATGTCAGAACCTTGATGACTGATAGCAATTTTAGCAGTATTGATTTTCCACTTACAAAGATTGAAGTTGCAGCTATGTATGGTTTTATGTTGCGTGATTCGAGTATACCATCTGGAATTCAGGATACTTTCAATAAAGAATTAAGTTATATCGAAAACTGCAAAAACCTGAATACTCCTACTCAAAATAGAATCGTTCGCTCCTTTATCCGTAAACAATCTATTGCGGGTGAAGTAACTTATTCGGAAAATATCCAATCCATTATCTTATCGGTATCTAAAGAATCTTATCCGGATGAAACAACCCGTATTGAATTGAAGCATGAAGATACCTACCTGAAGAGAAAAGAAAGAATTGACGAACAAATCAAATCCTTATCATGAATATTCAAAAATCGGATAAGTATTTTATCATCTCTTTTGCTTACCGACCACAACTCGTTGACGCCGTTAAACTCCTACCTGGAAAGAGGTGGGACGGCGTTAACAAGTGCTGGTTAGTTCCTTTAGAGTATGAAGAAAGTGTTACAGCGTTCGCGACTCGTTACGGCTTTAAATTCGGGAAAGCAGTAGTTATGAGTGAAGAGGTAGAGTTTGAAACTATCCCTATGCCGGAGCTCACAACAGAACTTAAGTTAGCGGATGGGTTCAATCCTTACCCTTACCAACTTCAAGGGATACAAAGAGGTTTAGACCTTAAAAGATTCCTTAACGGTGATAAACCAGGGCTTGGTAAGACTATGCAAGCAATCGCAACGGTTCACACTCCTAAAGCCTACCCTTGTTTAGTGATTTGTCCCTCGACTTTGAAAGAGAACTGGAAACGGGAGTTCAAAAAAGTAACCGGTAAAGATCGCTCAATGGTTTTGGAAGATTCATGTAAGCGCACTTTCCCGCAATTTTATTCAGCCGGATTAACTGATGTGTTTATAACGAATTTTGAGAGCCTTAAAAAGTATTTTGTCTTTAAAATGACCAATACTGAAGGGCAGAGATTGACTCTTAAACATATCCAGTTCAAACCTGAAATAGCAATGTTTAAAAGTATAATCATTGATGAATCGCATAGGGTTAAGAATGGAAGTGCTCAAAGTTCAAAGTTCTGCATGGGTATTGCTTCAGGGAAAGAATATGTGATTCTTTTAAGTGGAACACCTGTAATTAATAACCCTAAAGACTTAGTAAGCCAACTTCATATAATGGGAAGACTTCCAGATTTCGGAGGGTATAATGGATTTGTAAACCGGTATTGCGCCGGGATGAGTGGAGCCAGCAATTTGAGAGAACTGAATTACAGACTTAATAAGACTTGTTTCTTTCAAAGAGAAAAACATGACGTACTTAAAGACTTACCCGCAAAAGTTCGACAGACTGTTATTTGCGAAATCTCGAACAGAAAAGAATACATAGATGCTGAAGCTGACTTAGTAAGATATTTGAGAGAATATAAACAGGCTTCAGACGAAAAGATTCAAAAATCTATGAAGGGTGAAGTAATGGTCCGGATTAATGTTCTTAGACAAATTTCAGCCCGTGGAAAAGTCTTAGAGGTAGTTGATTTTGTGAATGACATGTTAGAACAGGATGAAAAAGTAATCTTATTTGTCAACCTGCATGAGGTAGGTAATGAACTTAGGAAACATTTTCCAAAAGCCGTTGCAGTTACCGGACTCGATTCAAAGGAATCAAGACAGGCGGCTGTTGATAGATTCCAAACAGATCCTACTTGTACTTTAATTATTTGCTCAATCAAAGCCGCCGGGGTAGGTCTTACTTTAACCGCTTCCTCAAATGTTTCCTTTGTAGAGTTTCCATGGACGTATGCGGATTGTGAACAGTGTGAAGATAGGGCCCACCGTATTGGACAGCTCGACTCTGTAACCGCTTACTATTTCTTAGGTAAGAACACGATAGATGAAAAGATTTATCAAATCATTCAAAAGAAAAAGGACATGGCTTCTACCATTACCGGAAGTACCGAACAGGTTGAAGAGTCAGTAGTCGATTTAATTGCTAATTTATTTAATAAATAAAGATATGGAAAAGAAATTTACCCCTGGAAAATGGGGATCAAAAAATTTAATTATAGTTTCAGATGATTACATTTACATTGGAGAATTATACGATGTGGAAAACCCTGATTCAGACAATCCCGATGTTGAAGTGATGGCAAATCTTAAACTTATTGTTGCAGCACCTGAACTATTAGAAGTTTGCGAAAAAATAATATTACTAAAAGATTTAATACTTCCACCAAAACCAGTAAGGGGAGTTTCAGAAGAGTTTATAAATGAGTATAAAGCACTAAGTGATCTATTAATATCAGTTGAAAGAGTTATTAAACAAGCAACCGAATGATAACTAAATCAAAAGTCGTAAAAACAAAACAATCCCTGGTTAAAGCTTTAGATATTCCTTTCTCTAAATTCATACGGTTAAGGGATACAAAAGGGGGAGTTGGCCGGTGTATTTCCTGCCAAAAGGTAATAACATACAAGACGTGTGATTGCGGTCATTATATCAATCGAAAACATATGACAACAAGGTATGATGAAAAGAACTGCAACGCTCAATGTTTAGCCTGTAATCGTTTCGATGAAGGAAATATTCAGGGTTATCGCAAAGGACTACTTAAAAAGATCGGAGAATATGAAACCGATTTACTCGAAGTAAAAAAGCACGGAATCTCGACTATGGGAGTATTCGAATTAGGATTATTAATCAAACTTTATAAACAGAAAGTAAAAGAATTACAATGACACCTTCAGAAGTAGCATATAAATTAAAGCAGATTCATAAGCGTAAATTCAGATCAGACGAAATGAGTGAATACGCTAAGAAATTAGGACTTAAAACAACCAACGGAAAATCAGGCGGGAACCTTACTTACATTTGGGATGAATCAGATTTTGAAAAGTTAAACTATTTAATAAATTAAGCAATGAGAAATAGAATATCAATACCGGGACAAGACAGAGCTGGAAAGAAAATCAAAGGAATCCTGATTAAAGGAAACGGAAAGCCTTTAATGTCTAAGAAAATTGGAAGAAACGATCCATGCAAGTGTGGATCAGGAAAGAAATCTAAAAACTGTTGTGGAACTAATACTAAATACTTTAAACAATGAAAGAAGAAAATTACATTGTCAGTCCGGATCAGAATTGTATCAATGAATTTGCAAAGAATTACATATTTATTGATGCACCGGATTTCAATTGTTGCAATGACGTATGTTCATTTAGTGATCGGAATATAAAGTTCTGTATTGGTTTAGGAATATGTATCCCAAAATTCAGAACAGATGGTAAGAACGGATATTTCAAAAGTATCAGAAAATGACAGCCCTTGAAATCATACATCAGATTGAAAATGATAAGATCGCCCGCTCAATAAGACCTTATCAAGCATTACTCATAGAGATAGAAACTATCGCAGTAATGGATCAGCAGGCTTTAGCTTTAGAAATAGTCAGAGCGGAACTTGTACAGCTTTGGAAGGATAAAAAGATTCAGATAGGTGATACTATCAATTCACAATACATTAAGATTTTATAAAATGAATTACATAGGACTTATTAATCGCTTTTGGATTGCCAACGAAGAAAATTTATTCCGAACAGTAGATATTGCTTTATACTTTTATTTATTGAAGGTAAACAATGATTGCTCATGGAAAGAAACCTTCAAACGTAATAATAAAAAGGTTGAAGTAGATTTAAATATATCATTTAATACTCTTAAGGATTCAAGAAATCGTTTAAAAATAGCCGGTTTAATATTTTTCAAAACAGTAAATGGAAATGCAAATGTCGCTTATAGTTTTAGTACTACCTCGTCAAATATTGATAAGGTTACTAACGAGGTATCTCACGAGGTTAGTGCTGAGGTTTGCACGAGGTTGGTACCAAGTAAAGATAAACTAAAAGAAACTAATAAAGAAAGAGAAGAAGAGAAAATTTTCACACCCGAAAAAATTTACTTTCTCGACATTGAAAAAATAGAAGATTTTTTAATAACAGATCAAGGATGGTGCGAGGTAATTTGTATGCAAAATCATTTAACTTTAATCCAGCTTGAAAACTTTATAAAATCTTTTATTGAACTTTTAAAATCCCGGGGCGAAACCGGAAAAACTCCAAACGACGCAAAGAGTCATTTTGCAAACTGGTTTAAATGCGAACAATCTAAAAAACAAAAAAATGGAAACAATCGGAGAAATTTGGAAACAACAAAATCCCATGCAAGTGAAACTTTGTGATCGTGAAAAGGTGAATCCTGTTTTAGTTTACCGGTATATGATTGAAATGATTCGAAATCAAGTTAGGGAAAGGGGGCGGGAATTAATCTTAAATGAATTAAACAAAGATGTGATCGGTCAAATATCCCTATGGTATGCCAATGATGAAAAATACAAAGGAGATTTAAACAAAGGAATCATGCTCAGAGGGAGCGTTGGAACCGGTAAGACTATGATTGTAAAGGCACTTATCAAAACAATACTTCACGGCGAAAAGATTCACGCCGCATTCATTCACGCAACGGAACTTCAGGAGTTATACATGAATCAAAGGGAGACGGAAATTCAAAGATTCAAAATCCTAAAGTATGCGATAATCGATGATGTCGGGGTTGAAATGGTAGAAGCTAAGTCCTGGGGTAACACCCGGGAACCCTTCAATGATTTATTTGATTACCGGTACAGAGAGAACAAAACAACAATTATAACAACAAACCTTATGCCGTCTGATATTGAGACGCAATACGGAACCCGAATAAGAGACAGGTTCCGGGAAAGCTTCAACGATCTTTTACTCGATGGTGAATCATTAAGAAAATAAAATGGGAAATCTAAAAGACTTTACAGAAAATTTCATAACGGCAAAGAAAGAGCCAAAATTTTTAGTGATCGGGGGAGAACTCAAATCACTTAGGATAAATCAAAACACAATTATTCAGGTACCCGAAAGTAAATGCAACGAAGAGTACAGACAGGAGTATTTAGAAAGAATCAAATCAAAACAATACTAAAAATGAAAAAATTAATCTTACTCACTGCTTTAACAGTTATTCTTTCAAGTTGCGTAACAAACGGACTTCAAAACAGAAAGTATATTTATCATCAATCACATGTGAGAACTCACCAGGTTCACGCTAACGGACTTTACAAATGAGCACCCAACGTAGATTTGAAAACCAGGTTCAAAGGGATTGTGATAAGGTAGACGAAAGAAGAGTTATACTACTTCTAACTGCATTTATAATCTTCCTTGCGGGATGTCTTATTTACTCATTCTTATTTTAACGCTCAAATTTCAACGCAAATGAAACAAAACATACAAACATACCCCACATAGGGTAAAAATAGCACCCGGGGGAGAAAAACAAGCACTATGTAGCAAGAGAGAGTAACCCGATACCTTCAACAGTAAAACGTATGAGGGTTTAATTATGTCAAAAAATAAATGAAATTTATTTTAAATTAATCATGATTTTTAAACTTTGTTTGTATTAACCATAATATTAATACTTTAACAGGATAATACTATTAACGTAGTATTAAAGAAGTATTAAGGTAGTATTAAGTAGCTAACAAAGTGCATAATTTATATTTGTTTATCTAAAATAACATTTATAAATTTGTGGCAAATTGTATAATAATCAACAAGATGCCAGCACCAAAAGGACATAAGATGTGGGGAAACCCATGCAAACCTAAAAGTTATTCTCCTGAAGAGTTGTGGACAAACGCTTGTCTTTATTTTGAGTGGGTTGATGCTAATCCCTGGATGATGATTGAACAATCAAAACAGCCTCAAAAACTACCTACCAATTACGACAAAAAACTACATGGAAGTATTAAAAACTTCTTAAATCAAATTGTCAAACTTCCACATGCACGACCATACACAATTGAAGGATTATGTATATACCTAAATATCAGTGCAAAAACATTTAGAAATTATTCAGATGTTGCCGGATACGAAACATATTTTCCTATTTGTTCGCACATAAAGACCGTGATTGATAATCAACAGTTCGATGGCGGAATGGTTGGGGCGTTCAATGCAAATATTGTCACTCGAAAATTAGGTTTAGCAGATAAACAAGAATTAACCGGAAAAGATGGAAAAGACCTGGTAACAACTATGACTTTCATAACTGACAATTCGGCAAAGCAAACATTTGCATCCAATGAGCGAGACGTCGAGTAAACCGCCTCTCTTCTTTGAGAATAAAGATTCTAAAGAAAGAGTAAACATTAACCAGGGCGGGACGAGTAGCGGCAAGACTTATACAATCATGGATCTACTTTTCTGTATTGGAATGGAAGAGTCCGAACAAGTTATAACAGTTGTAGGTCAGGATATTCCAAATTTAAAAAAGGGAGCGTACAGGGATGCAAAAAAGATATGGGGTGATTCAAAAATTTATCAACAGTGGTACGGAAAGCCGAATGAAACTGAAAGGATTTTTACTTGTATAAACGGTTCTATCATTGAGTTTAATTCATATCAGGATGAACAGGATGCAAAGTCAGGTAAAAGAGATTACCTTTTTGTAAACGAAGGAAACGGGATAAGTTACCAAATATACTGGCAGCTTCAACAAAGGACTAAAAAGAAAGTATTTATTGATTATAATCCTACATTTCGTTTTTGGGCTCATGATATCATGTCAGAACCTAACACGAAAGTAATCATATCAGATCACAGGAATAATCCTTATCTAACTTTAGAACAACATGAACGAATTGAAAGTATTTCAGACAAGGAACTTTTCAAAGTTTATGCCAGGGGTTTAACCGGAAAGATTGAAGGTCTTGTTTATACCAATTGGTCACTGGTTGATGAAATGACAAAGGATTACAAGAAACGATTTACAGGTATTGACTTTGGATTTACAAACGATCCTACTGCGATAATCGATGTACGACTTTCGAATGGTGAACTTTGGTTAGATGAATATGAATACCGTACCGGAATGCTGAATTCTGATATCGCAAAAACTATTAAAGAGTTTGGGATTGAACGAATTGAAACCATTGCAGACTCAGCAGAACCAAAAAGTATTGCAGAGTTAAAGACACACGGAATCAGGATTGAAGGGGCTGTAAAGGGAGCGGATAGTATTAAGAACGGTATTGATATTCTAAAGCGATACCATCTTAACGTAACTAAGAGATCAAAGAATATCCGCAAAGAACTTCTTTCTTATAAATGGAAAGTAGACAGAGACGGGAACTTAACGAATGAGCCAATAGATAACTTTAATCACTCACTCGATCCGGTTCGTTACGTTGCGTTAAACAAATTAAACAATAAACCTATTGCCAAAGGCATTAGAAAAATATCCTACTAACATGATTCAGGAATTAAAAACACTTACCGAAACTTCAAACCCACTCTATGAGGTTGAGTATGAAGAAAACAAGATGATGAATCTAAAGGCAGACGAAAAGTCTTTAAACGCTCGATTTGCCTACATTGAAGAGTTTGTACAAGGCTCTTATACGCGAACTAAGTTTCAAAAACAAAAGATCACACAGGTTCAAATATATTTTTGCCGGTTCGCTGAATTTCAAAACTCTGCAATGGATCGGGAAACCTTAAGGAATCAGATTGAAAGTGAAATAGTATTCCCATTCATGGAGAGGTATAACGCTTCGGGAATATTTGACCGTGTTGATAACTTCAAGTTCTATACACCTCTTCCACGGTTCGACGCAAACGAAGTTAGTATCATGCTTCAATTCGATTGTAAACAAAATATGTGCTGACAAAAAGAAAGCAAAACGATACTTTTTAAATACGAAAATGAGAGGTACCCAGCTGACGAATAAAAATAAAAAAGCGATATCGGTATAAAAAATAATCAAATAGTCAAAAATGAGATGGTACCCGAAACTAAATATACCCCCACCGCCAAAAACATAACTCATATCAACATCAAATCAGGTGATATGAACTTTGGACAGCGCATTGAGTTGGGCAAAATTGCGGCTTTAGATTGTTCGGAGCTTGAAAAATTTGAAAAGGTATTCATTTGCCTGCATAAATTTAAACCTACTTTAAAAGAGTGCTCAAATCTATTAGATTATTTTACTGAAATCATTGAAGGTTTAAAGTTTTGGATTGATCAGGAAACAACACTGCTAAAATACAAACCTACCATTGAAGAAAAAAGAGCAGGTGTAAAAGAACTCAGCGAAAAGATAGGCGAATTCGGAACGATTAAAGCACTGGCAAAAGCATACGGAAAAGATCCGGACGAGATACTTCTTTGGAAATACGGAAAAGTTTTCGGGATCCGGTTCACGGATTTAGAAGAGCATAAATTTCAAGTGAGATATAATAAAGTAATCGAATCAAAATTTAAATCATGAAAAAGCAAAACACAAATCCTGTCATTAATCGAGATTTAGACACATGGTTAAAACTTAAGAAATGAATAATCAACAGATCCTAAAGGAAGAACTCGAAATTCTTAAATCTGATATCATAGTTAGATTAGAGAATTCAAAACAAGTAGCAACCGGTAAGACTAAGGCCTCATTTGAAACTAAATCAAGTGAAACAAATGGTCAGCTCTTGGGAGCTTCTTATGTGGGAGTATTCGAACGAGGTAGAAAGCCAGGCGGGGTTCCCCGGGATTTTATTGACATCCTTAAGAAGTGGGCACAAGTCAAAGGAATCACTTTTGAGAATGAAGAAAAATTTAATCTGTGGGCCAATGCTGTAAAATGGAAGATGATTAAAGAGGGAACGAAACTTTACAGATCCGGACAAACGCAGGATATTTTCACAACACCGATCGAACAATTCAGTTCGAGACTTGCAAAAAGATTTGTAGTTCATTACGAAACCGAAATACTTAATTCAATATTCACAAAATGATAGTAACTAAATATCCACCTAAAATTCACACGGCTTTCAATCCTGTTATTATTCAGATCGCAAAAGAAACTGAAGCAAAAGCATTGATTAAAATTAGCAGTACGGCGGTTGATATTCTTTCAAGTAGGGAATATTTAAACGGTGTTGCAACTTTCAATATCTCTGATAAACTTAAGAAAATGTTTCGCGATGAAGTATCTGAAATTACTTTAGGAGCAAATAAGATCTATCAGGATTATAATTTATTTGTTGAGTATTCAGTTATCAACGGAATTAATCTAAATGATTTCCTAATTGGTGGTGCTATTGTATTGGGTGATCAGATGGCTTTAAATGCAGTCGTTCAAATTGGTCAATCATCTGAGATAAATAAACGAGGTCTGTTCCTAACTAACTTTGACCTGTTGAGATATTATCCCGGTTACGAAAGAATGTTATCCTGTTTAAGTTTTGAAACTGGAACTACTTACATCCGGTTCGATGGAGATATATTTAATTCAGTTACTGCAAAACATTTCTCTATTCCAATCACTGAACACTTTTCAGTCGAAGTGAGCAATCAGAATACAGATCCATTCTTAAGAGATAATCAAGGGAGACTGATTACAGCTAATTCAGGCGTACCAATTGAGGTATGGTCAACAGCTCCCGGGTTTGTTCAGAATATGAAAACTATCGAAACCCAAATACCCTCTTCGCCTTTTTATGTCAAATGGATAAATCAACAGGGTGGTTGGGATTACTGGATGTTTTCTCATAGACAATATCTATCAAGAAATTCAGCCAATCAGGTTACTTTTAATCCTTACATCGAAGATCAGTTAACGGCAAAAGGGTTTACTCAGCTTGTCTTAGTAGATGGAATTGAGAAAGTAAAAGTAGGAGCCGCCTCACTAAATGATAATGATTACGATTGCGTTTCTAAACTCATTTACTCACCGTCTACACAGTGGTTCAACGAGTCAACAGGAAAATGGAATACCGTCTTAATCGAACCGTCTGAGAATACGAAAGATACCCGTTCAACTTTCAATGATTTGGAATTTACCTTCTTACTACCAACACCACAACTACAATTCTAATGAGCGCATACGAACAGATATTAACTTTAGAGCCTTCAATGATAGATTTACTATTACTGAAAGGATATATGCGTTCATCTGTTCGAAGAGATCTTACAATTTATAAATTCTACATGAATGAAAGAATCTCTTTAGGATATCTTCAGGCCCGAACCAATACGGCTGAGAAATTCTTTACAAGTGAAGAAACCGTTGCACGTATAATTCAAAGAATGAAATAATGAATAAACTACTGATTGAAAAAATAACGCAAGTAGCTCCTATAACAGTTTTAAAAAATGGAGCTAACCAATATCCGTGGCGTGGATATTGGTTAGCAGAAAATACCTATCAAGGTGGTGAAGCGATTTTGTATAATACTACTTATTATCATGCAGCACCTGGAATTGATATTAAAAATTCTCCTACAGGAGGTGCTCCGTGGTTACCATTTACAACATATTGCGAAGTTGTTAATCTATCAAGCGAATCAGTTTGGAATATAGTTGATTTAGGAGATGATAAGCCGGCAATGAATTACCAGGCAAACAATATCGCTGAATTAAAGAGTAGACAAGCGGATTATTCACAAGCTTTAAAACTACCTCTTACTAAGAACAATTGCAGGTTGTTTTCTCACTCAAATTCTTTTGATGTAGTTACTGACTTTCCTTATCAAAAACATAATTGTCGTTTATTTTCGAATGATTCAGTTCTTGCAGGTCCTGGATCAATTCTTATTCTTGACAGGGTAACTGACTCTTTTGAATGTCAGATCTTATCTGGTAATGCTGATTTATTTGTCTTATTAGGACAAAATAAAATGAGTAATCTAAGTTTAGGGAGTGCTCAGATTGGAGTTAAAACAATTCTTGATGCAGTAAATACCTCTATCTACTGCATACCGGTTGCAACATTTTTAAAAGGTGGATCAACTTCATTGAATCTAATGACCGAACATGCATATCCTTTCATGTATTTGAAGCCGGCAATTGAAAGTTTAATCACTCAAAATGGGTATACGCTTCAAACAAATCTTTTAGATACAGATTGGAATAAAAAAGCGATCAACATAGTCTCACTTATTCCAACAACCGGAAG